AACCAAGAACCGTCAGACTGTAAAACCCTAAACGCTAAAGCAAGTTCTGGCGCCTGATCTGTAGATCTATAATGATATGTCTTTGTTGCTTCATCATATGTACCGCCTTCAAAATATTTTTTATGCTCGAGGGGTAATTCTGCAAGCGTTAAAGTAAAGTTTTCACCATTCCAGTCACTGCCACTGTCATAAATTCCATCATCTGCGTTTATCTGCCAATCAGTTGTCTGGGGATTTCTGACAAATGTTTGCGCTCCTGAAATAGTAATTTTCTGCCCTACCTCATAGCCTTCAGCGTTATTCTGTGTAACAGTAAAAATTCTAAGCCCAGAGAAGCCTTTAGCTGCTTTCTTAGTATTAGCCATATTGCATCATCCTTTCTTTTTATTTTTTTAAATTGTTAAAACTTGATTTAGAAAACTTGAGAAATGAATGTTTAAAAGATTTGTTTGAATGAACTTAAACTTCTATTTGCCCTGTAAATCTAATGATTTTATGAAAAATCTTTGTGTCTTCCTCATATTGATCAGGCATAGACAAATGAAAAAAGCCCAACTTTCTCATAATTCGTTGAACTTCTTTCGCAATTTTGATTGTGTCACCTTTCGACCAAATGTCAACTTGAATTTCTACTTCATCTGCATATTCTTCATCATCTGCCGATTCTGCTTCTGAATTTGAGACTTCAAAAAACGTGATATAAGAAAAGTCTACTTTTGTGGCAGGACGAATATAATAAATACCTTTAACTAGTTTGTTTAGTTCGGTGTCAGCTTTTAATGCATTTAAGACAGTATCAATCATGCTAATCATGCGCCAACACCTTCTTTAATTCGTTTTTTGATATGATTTCTAACTTTGTTTCTTACTTTCTGTATCTGTGTCCTCATAAACACTCTTGGTAGCATTTTTGATGTTCCGAACTCAACATGAATCGCAGTTGGTTTAGAAGCTTTTACATATCCTCTTATTACTCTTTTCTTCTTCACAGGTTTTTCTTTGTGAATAGAATCAATTAATCTTCCATATTCATCATCAACCTCTTCACCAACAGGGCAATCCTCTTTCATGCTCTCTAATAAGATATCAAGTGCTTCGTCTACTGCATCCATAGCAATTTCCATAATCTCTTCATTGTTTTCTGCAATATTTTTAAGAACTTGTTCAGTTCCTTCAAGTCTGAAACTGCTTCTAACTCTCGGTGTTGCCATCTGTAACCACCGCCTTACACGTCATTTCAAGATATTGATGTTTATCCCACATATCAATTATGTCAATGATTTCATATATCTTGTCATTATGAACTATTCTCATATCATGTGTTATGTCATTCCGATATCTAGCAATGAATCGCACATTGATTTCAGGGTGAATCACTTGTGCTGTCCACAATTCTTTACCTCTTAGCCATTCAACTTTCGCCCAACAAGTTGTATAGTCAATCCAATTCGGCATCTCAATGTTATCTATAAGTGTTGTTCCGTCAATTTTTTGAAATGTTATTTTTGCTTTCATATCTCCTGTCTTCATACCGGCACTCTCCTTCCATACCAAAGCAAATTGTAAAAAGCTTCAGGAGGATTCGGATTTTCGGGATTATCAAGATTTTCAATGATAAACACTTTTATAGCTGTTTTCACAACTTCATCAACTAAAGCAGGGTCTTCTATTCCTGCTTTGTAACGAAAAATCACACTATCATAATCTTGCAACGTGATTTTTGGCCATCGTTTACCTTTCTTGAACCAAATTTTGTTTGATCTTATGCTAACAACAAAATCGTTTACATCTAGTTCAATTTCTGTACCGTCCTCAGCTATGCAAATTACACTTTCTAATTTTTGCAAAGGTTGTTTGCTTACAATCAATGGCATGTCGGGGAATGTATCAAAGCTTTCTTCCCACGTTTGAGTTAGATATACTCTGTTTTGAAAGTTTTCCGCTGCTTCACGTCCTGCTTTTATTAATGACGGAAGAATATTGTCAAATGAATCATCTGAAATTCGTGCTATTTCTTTCATTTCTTCTATTGATACAGGTTCTATTGACGGGGAAACCATAAGTTTAAGCATAATATCACCTGCTTTCTTTTTATAAAAAACAAAATAGAAGGTAAAAATTGATTTACCTTCTATTAAAATAAAATCTGCATTTTATAACTATAAATTAATAATTTACGTTCACGAACCTATAAATCGTAAATATTCTACCACTAAATCTCGAAACATCTGTTGCTGCAATTAATCTTCCGCTATTATCAGCAACAAATGCTCTTGAAAATCCAGCTTTATCCATAAAACTTACTCGCCTCAGATATCGGAATTCTGTCTCAGTAGCTCTAAATAGAGCAAATCCCATATCACCGTTGTTAGTGATTAATAAGTCTCCTAATCTGTCAATTGTAACAGGATGACAGTCACCTTCTCCTATATACTCCCACCAGTCTTCTTTTGAAATTCCAATGTATTCAAAACCTGCATCGTACGGACTCCCCCCAACAGGTAATTTAGATAAATCATCGATACGTAATTTTATTATACCTCTCATGCTATTTGGGCAAAATCTTTTAGCACCTAATACACTAATAGTGGCATAAATATATGGATATTCAATAATACAATCAAATATCTGATGTGTGTTCTCTGTAAACCCCTCAGCAGTTCCTAATATTTTAGTATTAAACTGTCCAACAAGAGTAGGATTAGTCGGGTCTGT